ATGCCTTGCACACGGGCCCCCAGCCCCGTCGACCAGTTGAACAGCTACATGGCCGCGGCGATCGCCGCCCAGGCCCTGGGCGACTATCCCACGGCCCTCAACAACGCTTTGGCCGCGCAAGGCCTGATCGCCTGCCTGCCGAAGATCCGCCGCGGCGCCGGCACGGGCGGGGGCGACATGGCCGCCGAGTGGGACCCGGTCGGCATTGACAATTTCATCCGCCGGCTGCGCCAGCAGCAGGGCACCAGCCTCGGCATGCAGTACGTCGACGTCGAGATCACCGAGCCCGCGGAAACCGACGATCTGGGCATGGACGCGGACGTCACCGGAGGATACGTGCAATGAACGTCGTCCATCGCTTGCGATCCCTGGGCCGAAAAATGCTGGGCGTTGCCGATCCCGCGCCTCAGCCGCCCGAAGTCGTCCTACCCAAGGAGCGCGCCCGCGTGGGGCGATGGGACTCCAAGGACGTCGACCGCATGAACCAGGCTCACAAGGCGAAAGTCACCGGCCTGCCCATCAACGCGGAACTGGCCTATGCCATCGGGGAATTGCGGGCCGATTGCGAGTACGAAATCAGTTGCAACCCGATGGTGGAAGGGATGCTCAACACCTACTGCACCGACGTGGTGGGACCCAAGGGTCCAACCTACCGGGTGAAGTCGAGCGACCCGAAATACAACAAGATCCGGGAACGAGTCTGGAAGAAGTGGTGGAAGAAGGCCGGCGCGAACCGCCAGCTTGCCGGCGTGGACATCATGATCGGCTGGGTCAAGTCGCTTTTTAAGGCCGGCGAGTTCGGCACCCAGCTTATCACGGTCAAGAGCGCCGAGGGGCCGGTCAAACTCCGTTTGCTGCCGGTCCACATGCACCGGCTTTTGACGCCGCCGGAAATGATCGGAGACCCGGAAGTCGCCCTGGGCGTCCGCCGCGACGAAAACCGCAACCCGACCAAGTACTACATCAGCGAGCCCTATATTTTCGGGCCTTTCGAGGTTTACACCGGCGAGTTCGACGAAGTTCCCTACAACGACTTCATTCACGGCTTCCGCATGGATGAGGAAGACCAGGTCCGCGGCGTGCCCTGGCTGGCATCGGCCCTGGGGACGGTCGAGCAACTCCGCGATTGGGACAAGGCCATGCTCGACGCGGCCGAGATGCTCGCGAAAACGGGCATCGTCTGGCAGTTGAAAAATCCGGAGGGGACGCCGGTCGTGATGAAAGGCAGCGCCCCCATGCAGCGCGGTCAGCAACTCTTCGGGCCGCCGGGCTACGAAGGGGAGCAACTCCAGCCGACGCAACCCAGCGCCGACCAGCAATCCTGGCGGATGCAAAAGAAGGCCGAGTGCGGCCGCGGCTTCAACATGCCGCTGATGCTCATCGACCTGGACAGCAGCAAGCACAACTATTCGTCCGCGCGGTTCGACAACCAGCCTTACTGGCGAGCCGTGGCGATGGTCCAGGAGTGGCTGGCCCGCATCGCCCTGGACCGGATCGAGTACGAAGTCATGCGGGAAGCGAAACTGGCCGGCGAATTCGAGGGCATCCAAGAGCCCGACGAGGTGGAAATCGAATGGGGCTGGATCAAGCCGCCCCAGGTCGATCCCACCAAGGAAAGCCAAGCCGATCGGCTGAACCTCCAGAACCAGACGGTGAGCTGGTCGGAAGCGGTTATCGGCCAGGGCAAGGACCCGGACCACGTGCTCGAAAGCCTCCGGCGCGACAAAGAGCGACTGGAAAAGGCGGGTCTGCCCATTATCCCCGGCATCCCCGATCCTAGTAAAGCCGCGGGAGGCGGGGCCGGAGGTCAAGTTGCGGGGACCAAGGGAAACAAGGAAAAAGCCCCGGCGGCCGGCGCGCCCGCTCAGAAAGATGGGGAAAAATCCCCGTCCGATCGGCCGGAGAGTGCCCGGTCCGCAGAATTGCTGGCTTTGGCGATGGTTTTCCAGGAGATGGCCCGCGCCGAAAACTGCCATGCAAACGCCGGTTGACGTGCGGCGGTTCCGCGCCTTCCTGTCCGAGCATGGGCATACGGCCGATTGGCCCGACAGCCAACTCTGGCTGGCCTTGCGGCTGTTGCAGCGGCTGCGCTACTCGCCCGACCAGCCGCGCGAAGCCAACGGCCGCTTTGCCAGCGGGGGCGCGAAGTTGTCGCCCGATACGGGCGACGGGACCGGCGCGGCAGGCACTGGCCCGGGCAAGCAGGTCAAGTCGATCACCGAGGAGGAACACCGGCGGGACTATTGCCAGGGGAAGCAAGGTTTCCGGGCCTACATGCTCCGGGCCGGCAGCAATTTTGCCGCCAAATTGAAAGAGCACGGCATCGCCGTTACAATCAATCAGGCGGGCCAATACGCGAAGCCCGGAAAAACCCAAAGCCATAGCGTTTACCTCAAGGGAAAGGATTTCGACGTGCGCGTTGCCGATCATAAACCGGAGAAGGGAACGAAGTCCGGCCGGCCCGGCCCGCGCTACGTGCTCCCCGTGGAGCATGAGGACGGCAAGAACGGCCGCATCGACCTGGCCGACTTGAACAAGACCCTTACGGAAATCGTGAGAAGGCACGGCCCATGAATCACCGTTGGAGCATCGACGATACCTCGCATCCCGGCCGCATCTTTTGCGAGCATCTCCAAGCGCCCCGTTTTCGGGCGGAACTGGTCGCACCCGACGATCTGCCGGATGAGGGCTATACGCTCGCTGCCCCAAATGGAAATTGGCTCGTGGTCCAGCGGTTTGCGCACGATGGCGTAATCGAAGAGCAAGACCTGTACGACAGCCTCGAGGCGGCCCTGAAAGACCACGAAGCGGCCAAGCGCCGCGAGCCGGCCGCCGCCAAGTAACCGCGGCACTGCCGCGCCGGGTGTCAAACGATGGGGGAGAGGAATATTCCTTTCCCCCATTTTCCTTTCTTGCTCTTCTTTTCCAGATCCTGGAAAGCACTTTGCTCCCCGGCCGCCTGCGCAAGCTAATCTCCCGATATGCGCAGCCGACCGTGGACCGCCGCCGATGCCGTCAGCCACAACGCCGCCCTGAAAGGGAAAGCGAAGATGGCCAAGCTATGGGCCGACACCGCCAACGGGACCCTGCAAAGCGAGCTCGAAAAGAAAACGCCCCAGGACAAGGCCGAGGGAATCGCCATCGCCACCGCCAACAAGGCGGTGTCTGCCAAACTGCGAACGGTCACCGTCAAGGCCCCCGTGATCCGCGACGACAACAGCCGGAGCAGCGGCGAAGACATTCGTGTCCGCACCGCAGCCATCACGCCGGCCAGTCTCGACGAAGAGCGCCGCACCGTACGCGCCACACTGGGAACCGACGCGCCCTGCATCTCGATCTGCGTCCGCACGGGCCGCCCCGTGCTGGAAGTTTATTTGATGGACGGCATGGAGCCCGTCGACCAGGTCCCGCTGTGCGACACGCACAAACGCGATTCGATCGACCGCGTAAAGGGCAGCGTGCGCGAGATCGAGGCCAAGGCCGGCCAGTTCGAGGGCGTTCTCTGTATCGACGAAACCGAGCAACAGGCCTGGAGCAAGGTCAAGAACCGTCACGTAACCGACGTTTCCGCCGGTTTCCAGCCCATCGCCACGCAGGTCATCAAGGCCGGCGAGACAGCCACCGTCAACGGCCGCAAGTTCACCGCCCCCGCCGATCGCGACTTGGAAGTGCATGCCAAGTGGCGGTTGCGGGAAGTCTCTCTAACACCCATCGGCTCGGACAAGCGAGCCAAAATCCGCACCCTAACCGAGGATCAAGACATGAAAGCGTCCCTACGCAAGTGGCTCGAAGAGAATTTCCCCGAGCACGTCCGCACCGAGTCCAGCGAAGAAGAGGCCCAAGCCTTTTGGGACACCTTGAGCGCCGCCGACCGCACGCGCGCTGAAGAGGCCGTCCGCAAGGAGGACGACGAGGACGAAGACGACGAGGACGAAGACGACGAGGAGGAAGACGACGAGGACGCCGGTAAGAAGGCGGGAAAAAAGCGGGCCAAGGCCCGTTCCGCCGCGTGCCGCAGCGACAAGAAGCGCTCCGCCGAGGATGAAGCTCGCATTCGCGACGAGGGTCGGGAAGAGGAACGCAACCGCGTGGCCCGCATCCGCAAGCTGGGCGAAGGCCTCGACGCCGAGATCGTGCAGCGGGCCATCGACGAAGACTGGTCGACGGGCCGCGCTAAGACCCGCTTCCTGAGCATCCTTCGCGACGCCCGCGCTCGCAGCGTCGGCGGCGGCGGCAACGTCTCCGAAGAGCAAGAGCACGCCTTCGGGATCCACGTCCGGGGCAAGGAAAAGGATTGCACGGTCGAGACCCTCGCCGCCAGCCTCTTGACGCGCAGTTGGCACGGCTCGGCCGATCCCTGCGACATCCTGGGCGGATACCAGCCCAGCGGCACGGTCAAAGAGAAGTGGGACGACGGCAAGGAACGGACGGGCCTGGCCCTCAAGGTCCGCGGCGACGTGACCCGCATGATCGAGGGCCACGCCAAGCAGGCCAGCGCCGACCGCCGCAAGGTCAACGAGCGCCTGCTTGAGCAGGGCGACCGCTACCGCGGCATGTGCATGATGGACATCGTCGACGAAGTGAACCGCATCGAAGGCCGCGAGCGCACGAGCTACGATCCCGAGGAACGCGTTCGCGCGGCAATGTCCGGATCGGCCCTGGCCGCGATCTTCACGCAGAACGTGTCGGCCATGTTCCTGGGCGGCTACATCGACGCCGCCGACAGCACGGTCGGCTGGGTGCAGGAATCGGACGTGCCCAACTTCCTCAGCAATGAGCGGGCGATCTACGGCAAGATGGGCCAGCTCGAGCGCCTCGGCAAGGGCGGCACGGCCGCGGACCTGGACACCAGCGACTGGAACGAGACGTTCAAGATCAGCCGCTACGCCGGCAAGTTCGTGGTGGACGAGCAGGATTTCTACAACGACCGCTTCGGCGCGCTCGAGCAGATGAGCCCCCAGGACATGGGTCTGAGCGCCCGCCAGATCCGGCCCAACCTGGTCTATGCCACGCTCCTGCAGAATCCGACGCTGAACCAGGACAACACGGCCCTCTTCGCCTCCGGCCACAACAACATCGTCACCGGAGCCCTGACCGACTTCGGCGCGACGACCCCGACCGCCAATGCCGGCCCCATCCAGGACGCCACGTCGCTGATGGGCAAGCAGCGGCTCCGCGGCCGCGTCTTGAACCTGCAGCCGCGGTTCATCATCGCCGGCATCGACCTCAGCCGGGCCCTGAACTTCCTCTACGCGCCGGCCAACACGGCGCAGAAGGTCGTCGTCAGCTCCGCAGGCTATAGCTACAACCCGACCGTGCCGGAACTGGACGCCATCAACCTCAAGTACGATTCGCGGTTGGACCCGCTGGGCGTCTACAACAACTACGACAAGAAAACCTATTATCCGTGGACCAACACGGGGGCCACGTCGGGCCGCTCCTTGACCGCGATCCTCGCCGCCCGTCCGGGCGAGCAGGGCGCGAAGACGATCGAGGTGGGCTATCTCCGCGGCCTGGGACGCGCTCCCCGCATCCGTTCCGCGATCTTGCGGGAAGGCTCCGGGCAGTACGGAATCGCCTGGGACGTGTCGATGGACGTGGGCATCTGCCCGCTCGATTACCGCGGCCTCGTCCTGATCAACGGCGGCGGCACGCAACTGGCCGCGACCGGACCGGCGCAATCGTAAGGAAGCAGGGAGCAGGGAGCGGGGAGCAAAACTCCCCGCTCCAAGCTCCAAGCTCGCCGATATTTTGCAACCAATTCACGACAATCAAGGAATATGAACATGACCGCTTACGCACAATTTACGGCCCAGGCCCTGCACCGCTACCCGTTCGGCGAGGTCCACCAGGTGGCCACCCAAGCCGACAACGGGGGCGACGTGTTGCAACTCGCCGACGGCCGCATCGCCATCGTCCAGGGAGCGGGCGGCGGCAACGACGCCGTCGCCGTGGGCGACATGGAAACCCTCCGGACCGTGGGCACGTATCAATTCCCCGTCGTCTCCGGCATCACCGCCAGCAGCCTGGCCAATGGCACGCTGATGTACTGGGATCCCGTGGCGATCGGCATGACGACCAGCGGCGGCAACGCCAACGGTTCGTACTACGCCGGCCCCCTGGTCATGGCCAAGGCCGCGGGCATCGCCACCTGCCTGGTGGACATCAACATCCTGCCGCCCAACACGCAGGATCTCGACACCTTCGGGATTCTGGCCGCGGCCGGCAGCATCAGCAGCGGCGCCGCGCAAATCGTCTCGCAACGCTGCTACGTCACCGGCGCCAACGGCACCAAGGCGGTCAAGCTGCCCGCCCCGGCGCAAGACCTCGCGGTGACCGTCATCAACGAGGCGAACGCGATGCTGCTTATCATCGGCCATGGCAGCGAGACAATCGACGGCATCGCCGGCGCGACGGGAATCAACGTTCCCGGAGTCTGCGTGATCACATTCCGCTCGGACGGCACGAACTGGTACAGCCAGCGCGGCGAACTGTCCAACGGTTTGACCTCGCTCGATACCGGCGCGCCTACCGGGACCAACTCGACCAACGGCTACCAGATCTTCGGTTCCGTCTATTTTCCGGCCCAGGCCGGCATCAACGGCACCGTGGGCGCCATTTTGCCGGCCCCCGCCGCGGGCCTGCAAATGACCGTCATCAACGACAACGCCAGCAACGCCCTGAAGCTTTACAGCCTGACGGGCAACATCAACGGCACGGTGGGAACCACCGCCTACTCGCTGGCAGCGGGCAAGGTCGGGTTCTTCGTGAGCGACGGCACGAACTGGCGCGCCATGATCAGCGCCTAAGAAGCAAGGAGCAGGGAGCGGGGAGCAGGGAAAAATCCGGCTCCTCGCTCCGGGCTCCGAGCCCCGGAGTATTTCAGACGAAATAAATGGCCATCAGCTACTTCGACAGCCTGATCGAGGGCACGTCCGCAATTGCGGACGCCGTGTTCTCCAAATGGTTCACCTTCCGGTGGAACGGGCAACGCTGCGAGCTGACGGCCATTTTGAGCGCCCACCCGATCGTGACCGATCCGGCGGACGCCGACGAAGCGACAAGCACCCACAGCCATAACTTCGAGATCAACGCCGCCGACCTGATGTTCGGCGGGGTCGTGACCGAGCCCCAGGCCGGCATGGAGATCGAAGAAAAGATGGCGGACGGCAGCCGGAACGTGTACGAGGTCCGCCCGCGGGACAAGGCGCGGGCCTTCGACCCGCTGGACGCGGAAGCCACCAGGCTCCTGGTCTACGCCAATTACTTTTTGAACGAAACGGTATAGCAGATGGCCGGGGACCTGATCATCCAGATCGCCGATGCGATGGTCCAGGAACTGAACTGGATCCAGACGCAGACGCCCGACGCCTTCAGCCGGCCGTTCAACGCGGAAAGGCTGTACGACTATACCCGCGATTTGGAAGACACGGTCACGCTGCGGGTGGACGTTGTCCCGGAGACGCATGAAGACGAACCGCTGACGCGGCAGGCTTGGAGGGGACCGGCGATCGTGTCGATCGCGGTCAGGGAGAAGTTCAACGTGAACGACACGGCCCGGGCCGATGCCCTGACCCTCTTCACCGGAGAACTGCGGGACTTCTGGACCACGCCGCCCAGGGCCCTGATGTACATGCCGGCCGCAAAGATCCTTAAGCGCAAGATCGTTTACCCCTACTTGCAGAAACAGTTCCGCACGCACGGGCAGTTTGTTTCCGTGCTGCAACTGACCTTCAACCTGGTAAGCCAATGATCGGATTCGGCCCGGGCAAGTACGTTGACGAATCGGAGAAGGTTGCCAAGGCGGTCCGCAAGGCCGGCTGGGACGCCTTGCGACGGCTGGGCTTCCTCATCCGCGGCAAGGCCCAAGAGGAAATCAAAGACGAGAAGGGACCGAGCGGACCGGGCACGCCGCCGCACACGCACCCCGAGCGCGGGATGGGACAACTGCCCAAGGCCATTTTGTACGGCACGCCCGACGAAGGGCCGCCCAGCGTGATCGCCGGGCCCAGCGCGAACGTGGTGGGGACGGTGGGCAAAATTTTGGAAGAGGGTGGAACCCGCAAGAAGGACAGATACGAACCGCGGCCATTCATGGCCCCGGCGCTTGCCGCGGAGATCGGCGAGCTCCCGGGCCTGTTGGCCGACAAGCTAGCACAACTTTAATCGCCAGACAAATTTAGGAGAAGGCCATGGCCGCCAACAGTACCGTCAAACTCTCGCTCGTCGACGCGATCTTTCGCTGCACCAATGCCGGCGTCGCCGCCCTCACCGGCAACACGACGGGCACGCTCGATAAGACCGTGGCCGACGTCTCGCTGAAGGTCACGCCGGGGGAGGCCAAGGCCAACTCCCGCAACTCGCGCCACGAGATGGCACTGCCGTCGATGTTCGTCGACGAGGTCGAAGTCAGCATTCCCAGCGACTCGGCCAGCACGGCGATGACCCAACTGATCGCGGCCTGCGTCGGCGTATTGCCCATTTCCTGCTACGTCAGCGACGGCGCCGGGCTCACCGGCCTGGCGGCCGTGTTCGGCGTCTTCGGCTGGGACGACACGCAGATTCTCAACGAGGTCCCCGTCAACAAATTCACCTTGAAGCCCTACGCGGTCGGCGCGGGCGGACCCTTCCCGACGTTCTGCTGATCCCGGCCTCGCCGCCGCCCAGCCGCTAATACGCACAGCCGCTAAGACGCAAACCCCACACAGAGCACAATCATGACCCTCGCCACTTCGCAAACCGGACAGATCCAGACCCTCGCCTCGCTCGATGGCGTCTCGACCAACTCCACCGTCAACCCGGCCGGAAACACGGTGCAAAAGCCCATCGGCGCTTTGCCCGCGGGCAGCTATGGCCAGCTCACGACGCACAGCAGCAGCACGGCCGGCGTCTTCACGTTCAGCGCCCCGGCCAACCTGCAGGGCACCGAGATGCTGGCCATCTTCTGGGCGGATGGGACGTACATCACCGACATCCCGAACACGGATTGGTCGATCACCGCCGGCACGGCCGGCGCCGCCACCGCGATCACGATCACGGCTTTGCCCGGGTCCCAGACGCTGGACGCGTTGAACACCTACGGCATCGTGGCCCCCGCGCAGAACGTGACCAACAGCGTGAGCATCGTCGGCAGCGACGCGCAGATGCTGCTGATCACCTCGACGCAACCGGGCCTCTGCGAGCTTTTGGCCGGCGGCACGGTGGAACTGACCGCGGTGATCGTCACCGCCAACGGCTTCTATTCGTGGCCGCAGTACTCGGGACAGACCAACCCGATCAGCGGCAGCACGATCACCGTGGCCCGCATGTACAACAACAGCCAGACCGCCGCCACGATGACCGTGGCCGCGCTTTTGGCCTGATTCGTCCGCCTGAAACGCGGCCGACCGGAAACCAAGCATGAAAACCTTCAAGGATTCAAAGGACCGCACCTGGTCCCTGGAAGTCAACGTCGACACGATCGAGGAGATCAAGGCCGCCACGCAGTGGAACGTCCTCGATCTGCTCGATCCCAAGAGCGACCTGGCCCGGCTGGAAGGGCAATACCCGCCTCTGCTCGGCCAGCTCCTCTGGCCGGCCCTGAGCGACCAGGCCAAGATGAAGGAAGTCGACGAAAGGGAGTTCCGGCGCTCGATCAACGGCGACGTGCTCAGCGCGGCCCGCGACATCCTCCTGGAGGAAATCATAAGTTTCTCCCCGAAGCACCTCCGGACAGTGGCCGCGGCGGTGCTTCAGAAGCAGAAGACGGTGAACGAAGCGGCCGCGCAACTGGCCCTGGCGAGACTGGACGATCCGCAGATCGAGACGCAGGTGATGGAGGCCCTGGAGACCAACTTGCGACGGGAAATGCGGGCGGCGATCGCCAGGCTCAACGGGCCTGGGGCAGAACCGGCGGAACCTGGGGCGATTACATCCTCGGCCGCTGTTGGGACGCCGCCGGCCTGCTCGGCTTCCCCGGACCCGGCCCGTACACCTGGCGACGACTCAGCCGCCTAGCGGCCGGGCGGTACGAACCGTTTGCGGTTCTCGCGCAGATCTGGGCGAACAGCAAGACGAGCACGGTAGACGACTTCAACCCCTACGTCATTACGAAGCGGAAAGCAGCAGCGCCGCGGGGGAAGAAAGTGACCTTTGCCCAAGTCATGCCGCTGCTGAAGCAATGGGTGCCAGACGAGGGTGAAGGCCAATGAGCAGCACAACCGGAGCCATACGCGGAGGCCTGGCCTACGTCCAAGCCTACTTGGACGATAACCCGGTCACCCAGGGACTGTCGAAGCTGCAGGGCAAGATTAAACGCTGGCAGGCTTCCCTCTCCACAATGGCCGCGGGCACGATGGGCGGGGAACTCCCCGAGCCGTTCGCCGCGATCGCCCGCTTCGCGCAGTCGCCCGCCGGCGCCTTCGCCGCATTGCTGGGCGCCGCCAAGTTCACGGCGGACGCCCGCGAGGAAATGCTTCGCATGAGCGAGACGGCCGGCGTCGCCGTGGAAAAGTTCTCGGCCTACGCCTATGCCGCACGTCGCGCCGGTCTGAGCAACGAGGCCCTGGCCGGCGGGCTCAAGAAGCTCGAGTCGAAAGAGTTTCAGGCTGCGATGCAGGGCCTGGGCAAGAGCGTCGGCGGCATGAAGGGACTGACCAGCGCCGCCTTCGCCGCGATGGGCACGGGAGACGCCACGGACAAGCTGCGGCAGTTCATCAAGCTTAGCGAGAACATGCCCACGGCCGAGAAAATCGGGCTGGCCAAACGGCTCGGAATCTCCGAGCTATTGCCCCTCATCAACCAGGGCGTGGAATCGCTCGACGCCTTCACCGCCCGCGCAAAGCAACTCGGCCTGGTGATGAGCGAGGAAGACGCCCGGGGCGGACGCAAGTTCGCGGAGGCCTTCGGAGACCTGCAGGACGTGCTGAAAAGCGCCGTCGGGCAGATCGGCGGCGCGCTGGTCCCGCTCATCACCGGACTGACCAACGTCATTGTCCCTGTCGTCGCCGGCATCCGCGACTGGATCAAGCAACACAAATACCTGACCGTGGCCCTGTTTTTGGGCAGCGGCGCGATCGTCACCGCCGGGATTGCCCTGAAGGGCCTGGCCGTGGTCACCGGCATCGCCAGCAAGGCGATCACCGTGCTGCAATGGGCCGTCAAGGGCGTCCAGGTGGCCTTCAGCCTCCTCGGCGGCGTCATAAGCTGGCTGCCCTTGCTGGCCAACCCCTGGGTTGTCGCCGGCCTGGCCATCGCCGGCGTAGTGGTTTGGATCGCCAAGCTGGCCGGATCGTTCGACGGGCTGTCCTCCCTATGGAAAGGCCTTTCCCAGGACTTTGCCGATTCCTTTGGAGCGATTGCCAACGCCCTGAGCAAGGGAGACATCCAGGCGGCCTGGAACGTGGTGACGGCATTCGTGAAGACCGAATGGGTGAGAGTCACTGAGTACCTCGCCCAGGCCTGGGCAAACTTCTCCGACTACTTCATGGGGATGCTCGACAAGTACGCCCCCTGGGTCAGCACGGTCCTCCGCGCCATGGGCAAGGCGTGGGACTGGATTTGCGACCATTGGGGCGAAGGGGTCCAGTGGTTCACGGGCGTCTGGAATACCCTTTGCGGATTCCTGGAAAAGACCTTCGGAGCGACGGCCAAGTACATTGTCGGGCTGTGGGACAAGATCCTCGACAAACAGGCCGAGGCCGCCTACAAAGCCGGCAATGCCGGCACCCACAGGGCCTACATGCCCACCGAAGAGGTCGTCCGCCGCAAGTTGAAAGACGAAGGCGGCATGACCCCCGAGCAGATCGATCAGCGGATCGCCGAAATGAAAAGCAAAGGCGTGCAGTTCGGCCAGCACGCCGAAGATCTGCCCTTCGACGCCCGCAAGGAACGCGAAAAAGACGCGCGGGACCTGGCCGCCAAAGAAAAGGCCGAGTTTGAAGAGCGCAAAAAGCATCGGGCGATGGAAGCTGACGCCCGCCTGCAGGCCGCGCACCTCGAACTCAAGAAAGCCATCGATGCCGCCAACGCAGCGGGACCGGAGGACGCCAAGAAAAAAGCGGCCGAAAATGGACTGAGCGACAATCAGCAGAGCGCCGTCGCCGGCACGTTCAGCGGCGCCGTGGCCGCGATGATGGGCGGCGGGGGCAACCAGGCCATCAACCTCGCCCAGAAGCAGGTGGACCAGGGATACGAGTCGATCGAACTCCAGCGCAAGCACATCCAACTCATGGAAGAGCAGCGAGACAAACTCCGCGCGATCGATGCCAACATGGCCAAGGCCGCAGAAATGACCTCGGGAGTCGTCTAATGTCCATCATCCTGCCGCCGCCGATGCAGATTTACGAGGACATGCCCGGCGCCCAGGCCACGGCCACGACGTTCTCGATCACCTACAACATCACCGGCGCCCCGGTCACCGGCAACCCCACAAACGATTACAACACCGTCCGCGCCTTGGTCCTGGCCTACGCACCGGTTTCCAACGCGCCGCCGGGCGCCCTCTACGCCTGGCCGCGGCGGGGGCTGGACTTGAAGGAAGCCGGCTGGGGATGTTGGAAAGCGACCGTGCAATGGGGGTCTCTGAATTACCAGTACGCCCTGAAGATCGGCGGGGCGAGCCAACAGATCCGCTGCGACAAGAGCCTTACGCACATCTACAGCGACCCTGCGGCGCCGGCCGCCGAGTGGACTGCCGGCGACGATGGCGTGCCGATCGGCTGGGACGGCCGCAGCGTCCACGGCTGCTCGATCTACATCCCCACCCGAAGCTGGACGGAAACGGTCGAGATCCCCATCGGCCAATACAGTTTTGACTACGAGGACGACGTGGACAACGTCAACGAGTCGCCGGTCAACCAAAACAGTTTTCGCGGCTACGATCCCGGCGAGGTAATCTTTCACGGCATGCAGGTCCAGCTTGACGCCAAGAACCCGGACTCGGTGACCGCCGTGTACGAATTCGAGCGGACGCCCAACCGCAGCGTCGCCAACGGGAACGCCATCACCATCGACGGCATCGACAACATCGAGAAGGACGGCTGGGACTGGCTCGACGTCCATTATGCGCCCCAGGTCCCGACCGGCGCCTTGCAGGTCATCCCCAAGGCCCAATACGTGCTGATCCATCGCGTCTACGACCGCTCGGACTTCAGCGACCTGAACATCGGTACGAGCGAGGCCCTGCCCATGTGGGGAGCCTCCTAGATGCCGGGCAATTTCCAACGCCTGAAGGCCGGCCAGCCCTGGCGCGTGAGCCAGGCCACGGCAGATGCCATTATTGGCGCCGCAGAGCAATTCGCCGCGCACGATCGCGATCCGGACCACGTGCCGCCGCCGACCTACGAGTTCAAGGGCGATATCATCACGGTTCGCAACGACAGCGGCGCGAACCAAAACCGTTTCAGCGTTCTGGGGCTGGACGATGCCCTGATCACGGATGCCCAGAACCTGTTGGAGTTTCAGAACTACCCGCGCTTCAGCGGCGTGGTGCCGGCCTGGCCCGATCACGTCGGCGGCTTTTGCGTGCTGGTCGAACCGATCCAGGCCGGCGCCCTGGGCAAGGCCCTGGTCGGCGGCGTGGTGCCCGTGAAGGTGCAACCCGTAGGCACGAACCAGGAGCAATTCCTCTTCGCCGATATTTTGCATGGGCAGACCGGTTATCTCTGCGAGCGAAACTGGGGCGCCGCCCAGGTGCTGTGGTACAGCGGGGTGTCCGGGGGTACCCAGTGGGCCTTGGTCCGCCTGCAGCAGCCGGAGACGATCATCGAGGTCCAGCTCGCCGAGGACCTCTATGCCTGCAGGACGGCCGCGGCCAGCGTGCTGGGGCTGAATCCGGACCTGACGACGTTTGCCGGCGCAGGGCCGGCCACCGCCATCAGCCCGACGATCACGGTCACCGATTTTTACGGGAAGGTCAACGGCTGCCTGTTTGCCGACGACAGCGATCCGTGCAATGTCTTCGTGCCGGCGGGAAGCACGGCGACGGTTAAGTACTATTACGACTCCGGACTGTTCCTGCCGATTTCCTTCGGCCAATTCTGCGTAGACTGCAGCGGCTCGGGCAGCCCCTCCGGATCGCCCAGCGGCAGCCCCAGCGGCTCGCCCAGCGGCAGCCGCTCGGGATCCGGATCGCCGCCGGCCAGCGGGAGCGGCTGCAATCCATGCAGCGGCGTGGTCCCGGGCAGCGGCAACGCCAGCGTGCCCGCCTGTCCCTCCGGGGCATCCACCGGCACCAACGGCAATTGGCAACTGATCTGTGGCAGCGGTTCGGGCCTGCGTTGGGTAGCGACCAATGCCTGAGATCGAACAGCGCAGAAACATCTGTCAGGCCTGCCCGGCGCTTGCGCGGGACGGCGATCGCCTGTGGTGCCCGGCGTGGGACGACAATCGCACCGCCTGGCAGAATTGCCCGCAATCAAAACACGCCCGCTGGCAGGCCCGCGTGGTTCGCCCAGAGCCGACGTGCGGCAAGTGGCACGCCTCGTGGACCCGGGGTGCCGGGTGCCCCCCGTGCCCGGTGTGCGACGCGCCCGACCCCATCCAAGGCCCGGAAGATCGCACCCGGCCGGAAGGATGGTGGCGCGAAGCGGCCGAAGAGCAACGGCACCTGGCCGCGTTTGCCGAAGTCTGCCGGCGCGACTACCAACCGCCGGAGAACCTCCACGGGGACGGCATCGTCACCTGCCTGTACGGTGACACGCGGTTCTGGCCGCAGATCGTCGTCCAGGTCAAGCTGGCCAGGTCCCTGGGAATCCGCCTGCCGATCTTCGTCTTTCACGACGTGGGCGTGGGCCGGGAACTGGACGGCCTTTGCACTCTGGTCGACGTGCGGCAGTTTGGGCACGCCTTCCGCAAGTACGATCATTGGGCGCTGAAAACCTTTGCAATTGCCCATAGCGGCCTGGCCCGCGTGCTCTTTTTGGATGGCGATGCCTACCTCGTCGCCGATCCGAGCCCATTGTTCGCCCTGTTGGAGCAATACGCCTTCGTCTACTGGGAGAACCTCGAAGGTTTCAACGTGCTGGACGAGAAGCTGATCGCCCCGCTGGGAATCGCGAGCATGCCGCGGCGGGTGCAGGGAGGGCACTACCTGATCGATTTGCGCGAGGCCTGGCGAGAACTGATGGTGGCCATCCACTACAACAACCACGCCGACTTCTGGTGGCGCCGCAACACGAGCGACGATGAAGCAGGCTGGAGGCTGACCCTCGGAGCGCTGGGCACGCGGTACCTGTGCCTGGACTTTGACTGGCAGTATCCGGCCTTCATCTGCCGAGGCCCCGGAGCACCGGGTGCCCCCGGCACGCCCTACATCGTCCACCGCCCGCAGAGCAAGCTCTACGGCCACAAGATCACGACGGCCTATCCCCACTTGCCCAGGGAAGGGGAAGTGATGGCCATCCTGCACGCCGAATTCCCCGCCAGCGTGTCCGGACCGCCGGAGACGCAGGCACAGCGCATCAGCCGCCGCCGCCGCGATCGCCGCCGCGCCTTGGGGCTCATCGCGCCCAAGTAGCGTGAAACGTCCGCAATTGCGGACGTTTTCCGGCGCCGCGACCTCCTCGATTCATCGGCAATTCCACCGTGCCGGGATCCACGCCGGCAGCCTCGGCAAACCCGCCGTGCACGGCCGCCGCAACAAAGCCCGCGGTCGATCGACCCGCGGCAGAAATGCCGATAACCAAAATTCCCTTTCAAGCCCTTGACGCCTTGTAACCGAAACGGTATCATACAAGCGTTGTCACTGATTTGGCATAACGTGGCGGCAGGGAAAGGAAGCACCCCCGAAAGCTTCCCTCGGGTCGTAGAGGTAAACCGGCGACCGCGGCCCCGAGCGTCTGGGGGCTTTTCTTCCGGCCCCGCGGCCACCGCGGGGCCGGATTTGTTTTCGCCCGGGAGCAAACGCGTGACGCCCGCAGAAATCATCCGCACGGCCCGCGAAGCGGCCGGCCTGAGCCAGGCCGGCTTGGCCGCGGAGTTGAACGTGGCCCGCAACACCATCGCCCGCTGGGAGACGGGGGAGAGAGAGCCGGATTATGCTGATCTGATCGAGGTCGCCCAGGCCACCGGGCACGTGCTCACGCTGGCCATTGCGCCGGCAGGTGCCCGGAAACAGACGCCATCGCCTCGCCGATCGGCAAAGCCGCAGGCACGGCCGAGCCGCGGCGGATCAGTTCGTATCCCACCTCGCGCGCCAGCTTCAGAAGATCGCCATCCGGCCAGGTCCGCAAAGAAGCGCTGACTTCCTCCGCGGCGATCGCCTCGGGGAACAGCAGCTTTTGACCGGCAAGTGAACGGTTGCGCGCCATGATCAAGTATAGATGCGCGCACTACCGTCGGCGTTCAGCGGAGCGGCCGTTTCCTTGGCCCCGCCAACTCGGCGGCGATCGCCGCGTCGAACTCTTCCGCCTCGACGGTCTGCCGTGCCACCTGGCGGGAGACCACCGGGCGCGTCGCCTCGGAATCTTGGACCAGGGCCTGCTGGGCGCGAAGCTGAGCCTCCCCCAGTTCGATGAGCCGCCCGATCTGGACGGATAAGTGGTAGATGCGGTAATAGAGCCGGACCACGTACACTAGCACGATCAGGCCCAGGCAAAGGAAGAAAATGTCCACGGGAACGCCTCCAAAGGTTTTCCAGCATCATAGTCCGCCGCTGGACCAGAATCGAGCCCCTGGGAACGCGTTTAGGCCGCGATCTGACGCAAACACGGTATCCGGGCCATCCGCCGGCATCGGCCCGCTGGAGTAAATTCTGGGGGCCGGAGCCGCTTTCGTCCATTTCCGCCCATCTTAACACCGGACTGTCGATCCGGTGGTTGCGGGTTCGACCCCCGTCGCCCTCGCTTCGGCCGGCCCATTCGCGGGCCGGCCATTGGACCCTACGGAGAGGGATCGAAAAGCCATCATGGAATGGATTAAGACGGTCGTGGAGCTCCTGGGCGTCGTCACGGGCCTAGGCAGGCTCTATGGCCGGTGCAAACGCTGGCGGGCCAGAAAGCGGGCCGAGAGGTCGGCCAAAGAGAAGCCGGTTCGGAAAGAAGTAAAGCTCAGTGAACTTCAGGCCCAGCGTCGTCACAAAGTATAAGTCACAAAATGGGAAACGAGCACCGGCCACCCAGATACCGACCGACCAAGGCCGCACTTGCCAGCACGGACAAACGCGAGCGCTGCGCAAAGGTCCGCAACGCCCTGGAACTGACCCGCCTCGCGCGCCAGATCGTCCAGGCCCACATCCAGCAACTGAACTCCCACGGCCAAACCCTGACCGAGCTTCTCGGCCGCCTGGAAGACGAATTGGTCCCATTGGCCTGGTCCCATCGAATCAAAACGACAACGAAAAAACCTGGAAGCAGTTCCGATGCGCACTTTTGATCAAGCCTGGCCGGTACGTTTGCCCCGAGGCGAAAACCGGCCGGCGTGCGCGTCGCGACAAGTGCCTTGCTGATTGGAAATTGAGACTGCACAGCGAGGACTCGGAAGCATCGGCCGTTAGGGGCTGGCAAGCCCCTGACGGTCCGCTTCTTGCCAGAAACTGGCGTTTTCACCGATTCTAGCGGCAAACCGATTGACGAGCAAGCCAGATATAGATAACATGGAGGTATGAACTTGCGAGACCCTCAAACCGTGCGACTTATCGCGGCCAACCTCCGCCGCCTGATGGATGATCGGGCGAAACCGTTCACCCAACAGAGTCTGGCCCACGCCGCCCACGTCCAACAATCGGCCATCTGCCGGATTCTAAACGCCAAAAACGAGCCTTCTATCTGCATTCTGCTGCGTATTTGCAAGGCCCTCAAGTGCAACCTGCTCGATCTCCTCCAGGAACAACCCGAAGAAATTTTGCAGGGATGCCCCTAACTGGCCTTGACTAAATAATCTAGGCATAGATAATCAGGGTTGTACGCTCGGAATGAGCGTGCAACCCCGTTCTGTTTCTTGCGACCACGGAGGCCGCAACTCTACGGGGAAGCCCGAGCAGGGCTAGCTCGTTGGTGATCCGGACCGGGCGAATCAACCGCCCCGGCCCGGGTCGCACGAGCCGCGAAGAATGGCCCCGGCCGCAGTTCACCACGCGACGACCGGGGCCAAGCGTTCAGACGGACGCATTGTACCCCTTCGCATGGTGCATTTCCACGGAGGTTTTCCAAATGTTGGCGATTTCACGGAAGGACGGCGAGACGATCGTTGTCGGCGATGCGGTCATCGGTATCCACCAGGCCAGTCGCGGCCGGGTCAAAATCTGGATTCAGGCCCCGCCCGGATCGGTGCTGAAGACATTGGCACCGAGCCAGTGCGCATGCGCGGCAACG